ATTTTGAAATCATATCAAAACTATCATTTGTAGAACAAAAGCAAGGTTGGTCAATGCATACATTTTCTTACGATGAAATAAACGCTTTAGCTGAAAAACTCGATGGTTTGATACCAGATGGACTAAACGAAATTGAATTAGAACATTTTAAATTAGCAATGATTTTTTTACAGAAACGTATAGAGGATTCTCCTTGGGGAATAGATTCTAATCAATGGCGTAAAATAACACCAGAAGATTATATAAAATAATATACAAAGCGTATTAAATAATTATATATATTAAGTAATACTATATATAGTGATTAATAATTAAATTAAATAAAAATGGTAAACAAAATTAAAGAATCAGAATTAAAAGAACTTCAAGAAGCAGTTGGCAAAATAAATAATGCTCAAATGCAAATTGGAGGTTTGGAGTTGCAGAAGCACGACTTAATGCATGCTGCTCAAATTTTTCAAAAAGAACTATTAGATATACAGAATAACTTAGTTGTTTCTTATGGCGATATTTCTGTAGACATACAAACAGGTGATATCAAGGAAAATGAGTCTAGTAAGAAAGATTAGTATAGGAAGAGACTACAAAAATGATGCCATGCATTATTCTGTTGGACAGGAAGTGTACGGTGGTCATATTATAGAAAATATAATAGAAGAAGAAACAAAGTATTCTATATATATTAAAAAAGAAGGTAATCTAGTGCCTTGGAAGGATTTTAATAAAAATATGGCTATAGCTGTTGAATATAATATAGATTATTAATGAAGTGTGTTTTAGATTTTTTAATAAAACCTTTAAGCACTACATATAATAACACTAAAGACATAGGAGATAAAAAGCTTATAGTAAACACAGAGATGCAAAACCACAACTACGTTAGTAGAGTTGGCGTAGTACTAGGTGTTCCAAAAAATTCTATGGGTATAAGTGTTGGTGACAAAGTTATAGTGCACCACAATGTGTTTAGAAGATATAGAGATGTTAGAGGTGTAGAAAAAAATAGTAGAAGCTATTATGGTGATGGTTTGTTTTTAGTTTCACCTGATCAAATATATGCATACAATAAATCTAACAACTGGATAGCTTGTGAAGGTTTTAATTTTGTAAAACCCATAAAAAACAATAAAGTGTTTTCTATTGACTTTGAAAGACCATTTATAGGTATACTAAAGTACAAAGATAAAAATCTACTAGAAGTAGAGGAAAACGACTTGATAGGTTTCAAACCAGGTATGGAGTATGAGTTTATTATAGATAACGAGAAATTGTACAGAGTACCAAGCAATCAAATTACAATTAAATATGAATATCAAGGAGACGAAGAAGAGTATAATCCAAGCTGGGCACAAGGCTGTTGAAGAGTTAATAAAGGTAGCTAAAGAAGCTATAGTAGATTCAGGAGATGACATCACTGCAGACAGATTGAAAAATGCAGCGGCAACTAAAAAGTTAGCTATATTTGATGCCTTTGAAATACTTAATAGAATACAGGACGAAGAAAACTTATTAAATAACAAGCCTAAAGAAGAAAAGCAACAAGAAGCTTTTAAAGGCTTTGCTGAAAGGAGGTCTAAATAATGTACGAGCAAACATTATACAAGATAGAAACACCTATAAAGCTAAATACGTTGAAAAGACTAAACAAGTCTAGAAAATGGGAGTATGGCTACAATAAGGAACAAGACGTAGTAGTTATAAGTAAAACTGGTCAAATAGGAGAAATATATAATATACAAGGCTTAAAAATAGCGCTACCCAAAGAGCCGAAGAATTTAAGTAAAAAAAATAATAAGTGGATTGCTGAAGAATACCCAAAAGAATTAAAGCAAATACAAAGCATATTTGATTGGCGTAATTACCCTGAGCAGTTCAAGGAAAAATGGGAGCCATATATAGATGAACAATTCAAAAGAAGAGAAGAGGGCCATTGGTTCAATAATAAAGGCCTGGGTACTTACATTACTGGTACTCACTTTATGTACCTGCAGCACACCAAAATTGATGTTGGGAAGCCAGACTTTAGAGAAGCAAACAGATTATTCTTTATATTCTGGGAGGCTTGTAAAGCAGACAAGAGGTGTTATGGAATGTGCTATCTTAAAAACCGTAGATCAGGATTTTCATTTATGTCCTCAGCTGAGACAGTCAACCTTGCAACGATATCCTCGGATGCACGGTTTGGAATATTGTCCAAATCTGGAGCCGATGCTAAAAAGATGTTCACGGATAAAGTCGTACCCATCTCAGTCAATTACCCGTTCTTCTTTAAACCTATCCAAGACGGTATGGACCGCCCAAAAACAGAACTTGCGTACAGAATTCCGGCGTCTCGTCTTACAAGAAAGTCAATACAAAACAAGCAAGAACAAGAATTATTAGAAGGACTAGATACTACTATTGACTGGAAAAATACTGGTGATAACTCTTATGATGGTGAAAAACTAAAGTTACTGGTTCATGATGAATCTGGTAAATGGGACAAACCTGATAACATAAAAAATAATTGGCGAGTAACAAAAACATGTTTAAGATTAGGTAGCAGAATTATAGGTAAGTGTATGATGGGATCAACATCAAACGCTTTAGATAAAGGAGGAGAGAACTTTAAAAAACTGTATAACGATTCTAATGTTACTAAAAGAAATAGAAATGGACAAACTAAGTCAGGATTATATTCTTTGTTCATACCTATGGAATGGAATTACGAAGGATTCATTGATGCTTTTGGAATGCCTGTATTCGACACGCCATCAGGAGATTGCATTGGACCTCATGGAGATGTCATTGAACAGGGTGTTATTGAGCACTGGGAAAACGAAGCAGCGGGTTTAAAAGAAGATCAAGATGCTTTAAATGAATTTTACAGACAATTTCCAAGAACTGAAGAGCACGCTTTTAGAGATGAAACTAAAAATAGTTTATTTAACTTAGTCAAGATATACGAGCAAATAGATTACAACGAAGACCTTAGAAACACAAGTGTAGTTACTACTGGTAATTTCCAGTGGACAAACGGAGTTAAGGATTCTATGGTAGAGTTTACGCCTAATCCAAGCGGTAGGTTTAAGGTCTCTTGGGTTCCAGAGCATAAGCTTCAAAATAGATCTATAACTAAAAACGGCTATAAATACCCAGGTAACGAGCATATAGGTGCTTTTGGCTGTGATAGCTACGACATATCTGGCACAGTTGGTGGTAGAGGATCTAATGGCGCTCTACATGGGTTAACAAAGTTTAATATGGAAAACGCTCCATCAAACTCTTTTTTCTTGCAGTATATATCAAGACCACCTACTGCTGAAATATTTTTTGAAGATGTATTAATGGCTTTAGTTTTCTATGGTATGCCTATATTAGCTGAAAACAATAAACCTAGGCTTTTGTATTATTTAAAAAGAAGAGGGTATAGAGGCTATAGTATGAACAGACCTGATAAGTTATGGACAAAGCTTTCTGTAGCAGAAAAAGAGATAGGTGGTATACCAAACTCTAGTGAAGACATAAAACAAGCGCATGCTGCAGCTATAGAGTCATACATAGATCAATACGTAGGCTTGAACAAAGAAGGGGAATACGGATCAATGTATTTTCAAGAAACTTTAAATGACTGGGCTAAGTTTGATATAAATAAAAGAACGAACTTTGATGCTTCTATTAGCTCAGGGTTAGCGATAATGGCTTGTAACAGAAATTTGTATAGGCCAAATCCAGAAAGTAAAAAACAAAAACTAAACATAAGTATTTCCAGGTATAAAAATACTGGTAGTACGTCTGAAATAATAAAGTAAAATATGGCTGAGTCAGTTGTAAAAGGTTTTTTTCCTAGCCAAGTAGCTAGCGACCAAGAGAAAATGTCGTTAGAGTATGGCCTTAGAGTTGGTAGAGCTATTCAAGAAGAGTGGTTTAAATCCGATTCAGGTGACACTAGGTACAAGAGCAATCAAAATACGTTTCATAGATTAAGACTTTACGCTAGAGGCGAGCAATCAATACAGAAGTATAAAGATGAATTATCTATAAATGGTGATTTAAGTTATTTAAACCTAGACTGGAAACCGGTTCCTATAATACCTAAGTTTGTAGATATTGTTGTAAACGGTATATCAGATAGAGCTTTTGATATAAAAGCATACTCTCAAGATCCATACGGTATAGGTAAAAGAACTGCTTTTATGGAAAGCGTTATACGCGATATGCAGACAAGAGATTTAAATGATTTTGTTGAAGCCGAGTTTGGTATAAATCTATACGAAAATAAAAAAGAAATATTACCAGAAACTAAAGAAGAGCTAGAGCTACATATGCAGCTTTCTTACAAGCAGCAAATTGAGTTAGCTGAAGAGCAAGCTATAAACGTGTTGTTAGATGGTAACAAATATGATTTAACTAAGAAAAGATTTTATTACGATATAGCTACTATAGGCATAGGCTCTGTTAAAAATAGGTTTTCAAAGTCAGAAGGTGTTGTTATAGAGTATTGCGATCCTGCTCAAATGGTTTGGTCTTATACTGATTCGCCTTATTTCGACGATATTTATTACGTCGGCGAAGTCAAGTCTGTACACATAAACGAGCTAAAAAAACAATTTCCTGGTCTAACAGAAGAAGATTTAGAATCTATATCTAAGCAAGGTTATCAAAGTAGAGGTTTTTACGATAGAAGTATAACTAATTACGACGAGTCTGACTCAAATACAGTTCAAGTACTATATTTCAACTATAAGACTTATATGAATGAGGTCTATAAAGTTAAAGAAACATCTACAGGAGCTTCAAAAGTGCTTGTTAGAGACGACCAATTTAATCCACCAGCGGAAATGCTGGAAGAACAGTTTGGTAAGATCTCGAGGTCTCTAGAGGTACTCTATGAAGGTGTATTGATATTAGGTACAGATAAGTTATTGAAATGGGAAATGGCTAAGAATATGATGAGGCCTAAAAGTGACAATTCTAAAGTTCTTATGAATTATAGTATTGTTGCGCCTAGAATGTATAAGGGTAGAATAGAATCTTTAGTTAGTAGAATAACTGGCTTTGCAGATATGATACAGCTTACTCATTTAAAGCTACAACAGGTTTTATCTAGAATGGTTCCAGACGGTGTGTATTTAGATGCTGATGGTTTAGCTGAAATTGATTTAGGTAACGGTACAAATTACAATCCGCAAGAAGCATTAAATATGTTTTTTCAAACGGGTTCTGTAATAGGTAGATCTTTTACTCAAGATGGCGATATGAATCCAGGTAAAGTACCTATTCAAGAAATAACATCTGGTAGCGGAGGCAATAAGTTGCAAGCGCTGATAAGTACTTACAACTACTACTTACAAATGATAAGAGATGTAACAGGCTTAAACGAAGCCAGAGATGGTAGTATGCCTGATTCAAAGTCTTTAGTAGGAATACAGAAAATAGCAGCAGCAAATTCAAACACCGCAACTAGACATATACTTGATGGTGGCTTGTATTTAACAGCTTCGCTGGCAGAATGCTTGTCACTTAGAATATCTGATATAATAGAGTACTCACCAACTAAGCAAGCGTTTATTCAAAAAATAGGTGCGGCTAATGTGGGAACTTTGCAAGAAATGGAGAATATACATCTTTATGATTTTGGTATATTTATAGAATTAACACCTGATGAAGAGGAAAAAGCTCTATTAGAAAACAATATACAAACAGCATTATCTGCCGGTCTTATAGATTTAGACGATGCCATAGACATAAGAGAGATTAGGAGCATTAAATTAGCTAATCAATTATTAAAGCTGCGTAGAAAGAAAAAGTTAGAAAGAGATCAAATGATGCAGCAGCAAAATATTCAAGCGCAGGCGCAGGCAAACGCTCAAGCGCAACAAGCCGCTGCTCAGGCTGAAGTTCAAAAAAATCAAGCTCTAACAGCTCAAAAAGCTGATTTAGAACAATTAAAAGGCCAAATGGATCTGCAGAAACTTAAAGCCGAGGTTGAAGCCAAGAAAGAGCTGATGGCTCAAGAGTTTCAGTATAATATGCAGCTCAAAGGTATTGAAGTTGAAGGTCAAAAAACAAAAGAATCAGAGAAAGAAGATAGAAAAGACAACAGAACAAAGCTGCAGGCATCTCAACAAAGCGAATTAATAGAGCAAAGGCAAAATAATTTACCACCAAAAAACTTTGAATCGTCAGGTAACGATGTTTTATCTAGCGGATTAAATTTAGGTTCTTTCGAACCGAGGTGATAATACTAATAAATAATTATATAATATTTTATCATGGAAGAAAATGAAAAAAACGAAGCGGCAGAAATCGCAAACGTTGAAACAAATGAAAATAACCCTGTATCACAAGGTGAAGATGGCGTTATAAAGGTTAATTTAGCTGAACTTAATAAACCTGAGCAAGAGCCTCAACAAGAGCAATTTGTAGAAGAAACTCCTCAGCAGGTAGATGTTGAATCTGTTCAAGAAAACATTGAACCCGAGGCCGAACCTGAGGCTGAGTCTGAAACCTCGGCTCTTGAAGAAGTAACAGAAGAAAAGGTTAAAGAGAAAGTTCAAGAGTTAGAAGAAGAAGTTGAACAAGCTGTAGTCGAGCAAAGCGCAGGCGTAGAGTTACCAGAAAACATAAAGAAGGTTGTAAGTTTCATGGAAGAAACAGGTGGCACTTTAAGTGACTATGTTAAACTAAATAAAGATTACTCTGAGTTAAACGACTCGCAGTTGTTGAGAGAGTATTATGAAGCAACAAAACCACATCTAGACAAGTCTGAAATAGATTTTATAATGGAAGAGACATTTAGCTATGACGAAGACCTAGATGATGAAAGAGATATAAAGAAAAAGAAAATAGCACACAAAGAAGAAGTTGTGAAAGCTAAAAGTTATTTAGATGGTTTAAAATCTAAATACTACGAAGAAATTAAAGCTGGATCTAGATTAAACCCTGACCAGAAGAAAGCTGTTGAGTTTTTTAATAGATATAATGAAAATTCAAGACTCGCAGAACAACAAACAAAAACGTTTTTAAATAAAACTGATAAACTATTCAACGAAGATTTCAAAGGTTTTGATTATTCAGTAGGTGATAAAAAATTCAGGTTTAAAGTTAAAGATGTTCAAGGAGTTAAAAGTACCCAAAGCGACATAAACAATTTTGTCAAGAAGTTCTTGAATGAAAAAAATGAAATGTCTGACGCGGCAGGTTACCATAAGTCCTTATTCTCAGCTATGAACGCTGATGCTGTCGCTAATCATTTTTACGAACAAGGTAAAGCTGATGCAATGAAACAAAGTGTAGCAAAGTCTAAAAACATAGATATGTCTCCGAGAGGGAGTCACGAAAAAACAACTATGTCTAATGGATGGAGTATACGAGCAGTGCCTAGCGATAATAAAAGTAGTTCTAGCTTTAAAATTAAAAAAAGATAAACAATTAAAAATTTAAAACTATGGGATTTCCAAGTCCGGGTACAGGTGCCCAATTAAATCATCTGACTCCACGTCCAGTTAAAGGATTATTCGGAGATAACTATATTTCTTTAGGAGATATGGATTTTACTCAGCAATTTTTGCCTGAGGTATATGAAAAAGAAGTTGAAAGATATGGTAACCGTACCATTGCTGGATTCTTAAGAATGGTAGGCGCTGAGATGCCTATGGCTTCTGACCGTGTAGTATGGTCTGAGCAAGGAAGATTACACATTGCTTTTGACGATTGTACTATAGCAACTGGTGGTGGTCAAACAACTATTACTTTTACTGATGACCCTGCTGGTGTTCAAGGTGCTCAAACAGGTATCAAAAAAGCAGCTTTAGTTGGTGCTGGATCTACTATAGTAGTATCTGTTGGTGTTGCTGTTGTAAAAGCTAGAGTAACATCTACAAACGGTAATGGAACTATAACAGTTGCTCCTTACGGTGCTGCTAATTTAAACGCTTTAGGAACTGGTGCTTTAACTGGTGTAAAAGTGTTTGTTTATGGTTCTGAGTACA